GAGATTTACTTGCGAAGATACTGTAATATCGGGTCTTGCAGTAGCAGCAAACGGGACTATAACAAACCCAACTGCAAGTGTAGGTACATTCCATAGTGTAGAGCCAAGCAGTTTTGGAACAGTTACAACAGATACAGTAAGGAACGTGGTAGTTTATGTGACATACGATTCTTCTAATTTTAGACCACCTACTGATTCAAGTAATCAGATAGGATGTACGGTACAAGTAACGCAACCTGCAACACCTGCACCTGCACACTGTAAAACATATAGAGTAACAAATAACAGTTCAACAGATAACGGATCACTTAATTATATAACCTGCGATGGGCAACAAGACATATCCTACACCATACCACCAAGTACAAGTGTAGATATATGCGTTTACCCTTTTGACACAAACACCTTTGGTTTTCCAACAGTTTCAGGGAATGTAACTTATTTTGATTTAATTCAAGGTTGTACAACAGACACATTAAGTTAAGATGAGAATATACGCAAGAAGTCCTTTTTTTATAGAATTTAATAGTAATTAATTATGCCTGTATTAGATAGAGCAGAATTGGAGTTATATATCTACGATGGTACGTCAGGTGGTTATGCTACTTCTGACCTAAGATATGAACTTTCAAAGACAAGAATATCAAGCCAAGATAACGTATTGTTTGAAATTAGTGAATTGGTTAGGGATTATATAGATGTAACCTTTAACAATGATTACCTAAGTCGTACAAAATGGGTAACTGCTATCACAAGGTTGTATGATGCTAACGGGGATGAATTTTCAAGTGGTAGTCCTGTAACAAACCATTACTTAGCTATGGATGGTTATGGTTATTTCGAGGATGGAATAAACCCACAATTATCAGATAACCTATTAATGAGCAATACTACAATCTACTTACCTGAAGCAACTGCAGGTAAACTACCTATATTTGCAGAGGGGGTAGGAAAGGTAACAATAGATAGCGTAGATACACAAATAACAGATAACGGAAATTCTAATCAAAAAATACAATACATTACCATACCTGCTGATAGCAGTACTATACAGGTTTACGATACGGATGACGCAACTTTATTGGCAACTGTTTCCGTGACTAATATATGTGAACCTAAGTTTACACCTTATAAAGCTACTTTTGTAAATAAGCACGGTGCATACCAGGATATATACTTTTTTAAGAAATCAGTAGAAAGTATGTCAGTAACGGATGAGTTATATAAAGCAAATATTATAGACACATCAGCAGTTACCTATCCTACTTACAAAGGACAACAAGAAAGATATAACGTATCTGCTACTAAAAAGGTACAACTAAATACAGGATTTGTAAACGAAGATTTTAACCAAGCAATAGAAGAACTACTATTAAGCGAAAACGTTTGGCTAAGATGGGAAGGGTTTACGTTACCAGTAATTATAACAACCAAACAACACACATATAAAACATCTTTAAACGATAAGTTAATTAACCACACATTAGATTTTGAATTTGCATTTAGCAAAATAAACAATATTAAATAATGCTAAACCTACAACTATACATAGAGGGTACGGAGGTAGAATTGTTTAAGGATGAAAGTGTAAGCTTAACACAGACCTTGCAAAACGTAAAAGATATTAGTAAGATATTTACGGATTTTACTAAGACGTTTAACGTACCTGCAAGTAAAGAAAATAATAAGCTATTTAAACACTTCTACAACTTTGATGTTACAGGGTATGTTTCCGGTACTAAGAAAACTGCTGAATTATATCTTAATCATCAATTGTTTAAAAAAGGAAAAATAAAATTAGAAGGTGTTAGCTTAAAACAAGCAAAAGCTCATACATATAGACTTACTTTTGTAGGGGATACAGTAAACCTAAAAGATTTATTAGGCGAAAGTAAACTATCAGCTTTAGATAATATCTATGGTATGGAGTTCACTTACAATGCAGATAACATAGTAACCTATATGCAAGACGGTTTGGATGTTACTGTAAATGGCGTTTCGTATCCTGATGCACTTGTAGTACCTTTGATTACCCATACACAGAGGTTATATTACGATAGCACTTTACCAGTTGCACAAAGTGGTAATATAGCTTACCACGGTTCTACTGTGCAAGGTGTAAAATATGAGCAGTTAAAACCTGCACTAAGAGTTTATGCTTTAATAAAAGCTATAGAAGATAAATACGGTCTTAAATTTAGCGGTGATTTTTTTAATCAAGATAATAGCATTTTTTACAACCTTTATTTGTGGTTACACAGAAAGGAAGGTGGTATTTTAGAGGAGGATCAAATAAGGGCTAAGACTACCTTTTGTTGTATTACTGGGAGTAGTGATGATAAGAATACTTGGTCGGATAAAATAACTTCCGATGGTTTTACCTTTAGACAACCTAATAATCCTGATAATGTAAGACTACAATACAAAATAGACATTATAACAAATGCAACAGATTATAATGTAATTGTAGAAAGAGATGGCGAAGAAAGGGAAAGATTGGATAATGTAAGCGGAAACCAAACATTAGGTGGTATAGATACCAACCATCGATTTCCTGCAGGTACTTATAGGATATTTTTTGAAAGTGCATCAGCTGCTAACTTTCAGTTGGACATTACTCTTAATGAATGGGTAAAAAAGTTTTTGGGGAGTGATAATAAAAGGGTACAATTACAAGGCACTGCAAAGGTAGAAACCGAAGCATCCTTTAATGCAGCTTTACAATTACCGGATATTAAAACGTTAGACTTTATTACAGGATTGTTTAAAATGTTTAACTTAACTGCGTTTCAAGATTATAACGGTATAATACAAATAAAACCATTAGATGACTTTTACTCGCAAAGCAGAAATACGTTTGATATAACGGAGTTTTTGGATACAAACACTTCTACCGTGGATGCATTAATGCCATATCGTAGAATATCTTTTGCTTATGATGGTACAGAAAGTTATTTTAGTGAAAGCCATAAAGAATTATTTGGTGTAGAATGGGGTACAGAGCAGTACGAAGATTTTTATAACACAGAAGGGGAAACATTTGAGTTAAAACTCCCGTTTGAACATCATAAGTTTGAAAGATTAAGGGATTCGGATAATACAGCTACAGATGCACAATGGGGATGGTCTGTAGATATAAAGCAAGAAACCTATTTAGGTAAACCTTTGCTTTTTTATGCAAAGAAAATTACAAGCGGAACACAGATAAGTGTAGTTAAAACATCTTCAGTGAGGGTTGGTATTACCGATTATTATATACCTTTAAATAGCGTAGATATAACAGATAGCCAAAACCTAAACTTTAAAGCGGAGTTTAACGAATATGCGGGAACAATATTTGAGAATACGTTATTTGAAACTTATTATAGTAATTACATAGGGGATACATTTGACCAAAAAAGAAGGTTAAGTAAATTTAAAGCATATTTACCTCTTAGAATATTATTGAATCTTTCGTTAGCTGATAGACTAATAATCTTTGACAAGATATATAAGATAAATGAAATAACAACTAACCTTGCAACAGGGTTAAGTGATTTAGAATTAATAAACGAGGTAAGTGATTTTGTAATAGAAAACCAAGATAAGTATTTAGCTGAATCAACAGATCAAAGGTTTTTAACAGTTGATAGCACAAATGTAACAGTAGATTGGAACGGGACAGTATGATAGAAAATATATTAAACTTATTAGAAATAGCTAAACAAACAAAACAATCCGGTAAATATACCTCTATAGCGTTGGGTAAAAACAAACTCCCGGGAAGTATAAAGGAAGCGTATAACATATTTAAGCAAGAGTTATGGCAAAAAAAGAAATAGTATTAGAATTAAAAGCTGAAACTGGGGCAACACAAAAAGACTTAGAGGAAGTAGCGGAAGCTTTAGTAAATGTTCAAGATGAAGCGGAGGAGACCTCTAAAGAAACTAAAAAATTAGGAAACGATTTTACAGAGATGGGTGGTCAGCTAGATACAGTTACCGGTGGTGCAGTAACTAAATTTAGATCTTTAACTACAACATTAAAAGGAGTTACCAAAAGTTTTAGAACTTTAAAAGGTGTTATTTTTTCAACAGGGTTAGGTGCTTTGGTGATAGCTATTGGAGCTGTAACTCAAGCTTTTACCTCCTCCGAAGAGGGGCAGAATAGGTTTAGTAAAATTCTAAAACAACTTGGGGTAATAGCGGGTAATGTAGGTGATATATTTTCCAGCTTAGGTACAGTTATTTTAGAAACACTTAGTGGTAATTTTAGTGCAGCTGGTGATGCTTTTGATCAACTAAAAGAAAGGGTGTTTAACTTCGGCGATGAAACAAGAAAAGAGTTAGAACTTGCTGGTGATTTAGCAGATAAAATAGCACAAGCTAATAAACAAGAACGCGAATTATTAGTTGAAAGAGCAAATGCTAATGTAGAAATTAACAAACTTAAAACAAAAGCTGCAGAAGTTGATAAGTTTACTTCCGAAGAAAGGATTAAGTTTTTATTAGAAGCAGCAGCAATGGAAGATAAGATTACCAAAAAAGAAGTTGCACTTGCTACCCTAAGACGTGATATTAAAATAGAAGAAAATAGTTTAAGCGAATCGACAAAAGAAGATTTAGACGAAGAAGCAGAATTAATAGCTAATGTGATCCGGTTAGAAGAAGGGCGCCTTATAAGAAACAAAGAACTATTAGGTGTTGCAGCAGGATTACGTAAAATGGAAGCTGATAAAAAAGCAGCAGAGCGTGCTTCGGAGTTAGCTGCTATACAAAAACAAAGCGATGACATAAACCAAATTAAAAAAGCAGATAGCGATTTTACAAAAGGGTTAGTAACAGATTTAAGTAATTTGAAAAAAGTCGCAGCACAAGAAGAACAAGCCTTAGACGAAATAACATTTAATCAAAAATTAGCTTTAACAAGTCAAACGCTTGGTGGTATAACTGCTTTATTAGGAGAAAATAGTGCAGCTGGAAAAGCAGCAGCTATAGCACAAGCCACGATTAATAGTTATTTAGCATTTACAGATGTACTTAAAACACCCACTACAATACCTGAACCATTTGGCAGCATACAGAAAGCTATAAGTGCAGCTGGGATATTAGCTTCGGGTATTAGAACTGTTAAACAAATAACCTCAGTTCAAACTCCCTCCGGAGGTAGTGCAAGTGCTGGAAGTAGAGGTGCATCGGTACCTTCGACACCTCCACCTGCTTTTAACATCGTAGGTGCAGCACCAGAAAGTCAATTAGCTCAAACTATAGGTGAAAAAGAAGATACCCCTGTAAAAGCTTATGTGGTAAGTAATGATATAACCACAGCTCAAAGTTTAGATAGGAACATTATAGAGAGTGCATCAATATAAAACAAAAAGTAGAAATTAATATTGTTATAACATGAATATAATAGAACTTGTAATCGACGAAAATGATGATATTTCCGGTATAGAAGCTATAAGTGTAGTGGAATCACCGGCAATAGAGGAGGATTTTATAACTCTAAAAAAAGAGGAATATAAACTTGCAGAGGTAAATAAAGAAAAACGTATATTAATGGGTGCAGCTCTTGTCCCTAATAAACCTATATTTAGAAAAAGTGACGATGATGAATATTATATTTTCTTTTCTAAAGAAACGGTTCGTAAAGCAAGCGAGTTATTTTTTATAAAAGGGAACCAAAACAACTCTACATTAGAGCATGAACTCCCACTTACTGGATTAACAGCTGTAGAAAGCTGGATCGTAGAAAGCGAAAAAGACAAAACAAGACATTATGGTTTAGATGTACCAATTGGCACCTGGATGATTTCCATGAAAGTTTTAAATGATGAAATATGGAATGATTATGTCCAAACGGGTAAAGTAAAAGGATTTAGTATAGAAGGATATTTTGCGGATAAGTTAAACAGACCCCAAGATAAGTCTATAAAAGACGAACTTGCTAAGATTGAGGAAGAAGAAGCTGAATATCTATTAGGACAAATCAAAGGTATTATAAAAAAAGACAAGCGTTTAAAAAGCGGACAACGTACTGAAATGGAAAGTTTTAGTGATTATCCAAGTGGTGTAAAAAACAACGCTAAAAAAGGTTTAGAACTAAACGAAAAAGTAAACAATAAGTGTGCTACACAAGTAGGTAAAGTTAGGGCGCAACAATTAGCACAGGGTAAACCTGTAAGTGTAGAAACTATAAAAAGAATGTTTAGTTATCTATCAAGAGCAGGAGAATATTACGACGAGGGTGATACAAAAGCGTGTGGTACAATATCCTACTTACTATGGGGTGGCAAAGCAGGATTAAGATGGGCAGGTTCTAAACTAAAAGAACTTGACCTATTAGAAGCAAGTTTAAAAAAACCTTGTCAAGCAGGGTATGAAATGATAGGCTTTAAAATGAAAAATGGTAAACGAGTACCTAATTGTGTACCTATTAAGTAATGCGAAACAAAAGAATCCAACCACCAGTACCACAAGACGATAGAAGGGGTTGTCTTTGTTGGGATACTAACACCTATTCAAGAGAGTGCTGCGATGGTGATGATTACCATACGCAAGGCATAGGTAGTATATATGGTAACATTTTAATTGGTAGTTCACTTACATTAACTGGATTTGCGGTAGCACAAGATGGTACTATTACTAACCCCACTTCGGATATAGGAACTGTATCGTCTGTAACCCCTTCGTCTTTTTCGATAGTAGATACTAACACTAGCAGAACAGTAACAGTTTGTGTAATAGTACCCGAGGGTTATGCAAACACAGGGGAAAGTATATGCACAACTGATACAGTAACACAATTAGCTACACCTACACTTGCTTGTAACGATATTACTTTTACAGGATTTGCAGTATCGCAAGGAGGTGTTATAACAACCCCCTCTATTGATATAGGTACAATATCTTCTACAAGTCCGTCTTCGTTTGATACAGTAAGTGAAGATACAGTAAGAACGCTTAATGTTAACGTAACAGTACCAAGTGGATATTTTAACACAGGAAGTACATTAGCTTGTACGACAACTGCAACACAACCTGCTATAGGGGAATATACTTGTACAGATGTAGGAACTGCAACAATTTACACCGCACCTGAAAGTAGTTCCACATATACATTTTCAAGTGGCAATACGCCAACAAGTGCAAGTGGAGGTGCATCTGGTGCAAACACAACACTTGCTGATGTAGAGAATACATTTACTTTTGGTTTTACAGTCCCTGGTGGTTATTCAAATGCAGGTGAAACAATTACTGGATGTTCATTTAATGCATATCAACCAAGCCACACAAAACAATATATCTCAAACAATCTTTCAGGGGAAAGGACTTGGAGGGTTACATTTAAAGGATCAAATCTTCCTGATACTTCAACAGCTACAAAAGATATTGTTGCAACAGGAGGGATTACGTTTGTTGGTTATGCAACACCAACAGTTGTAAGTGGGGATTCATCTGGAATTACCTGGACAGAATCGTCTGCAATTTATAATGTTGTAGGGTTTCAAGGAGCTTCAACTCATTTAGTTTCACATAGATCGGATACTGCATTTACATCAATACAAACGGGAAGTGGGAACGTGTCTCATTATATTGTTGCCTTATTAAAGGATTCATCAGGGAGTGATATTGATCCAATTTCAGCTTCAGGGGTTAACAAAGCAATATATGAATTTAAAGTAGACCAACAATCCGGGACTGCCATAAATATCCAAAAGTCAAATGAACAAGGATATAACACAGCATCAAACTTTATGACAACCATCCCTGATGGATATTACTGTCAAACAAGTCAGAATGAGCAGATCCGGGTACAAAGTGGAATAATAACCGAATATTCTACAATTACTTAAAAATATAACAAATAGTTAAATAATTTATTATACACATATAATCTTATTTTATGAAAGCAACAGATATGTTAAACAAAGTAAAAGAACTTGTTGGAGTGGAAGCATCTGAGGAAACCCAAGAAGTAAAATTAGCACAAGCTACTTTGGAAAACGGAACTGTTATAGAAAGTGAAGATTTTGCTATTGGTAGTGAAGTTTTTATTGTAACAGACGATGAAAAGGTAGCACTACCTGTTGGCGATTACACTTTAGAAGATGGGGAGCAACTAAAAGTCGAAGAAGAAGGCATTATTGCTGCAATCGGACAACCTGAAGAAGCACCTGCTGAAGAAGAAGCGTCAAAAGAGGAGGAATTAGAAGAAGAAAAAGAGGAAATGGGTTACGCAACTAAAGAGGAACTTGCGGAATTAAAATCAATGATTGAGGAAATTAAAGCAATTATTGAAAAAGAAGAAATGTCAGAGGAAGTAAAAGAAACTGAAGAAGCTGAAACTGATAAAGAGGAATTATCTAAGCAAGAAGAAGAAGTTAAGGAAGAAGTACAACTTGAAAAAGTAACACACAATCCAGAAGCAGAACCACAAAAAGAAATGAAACTCTACGGTCAAAAAAGAGAAATGACAACTACAGATAGAGTAATGGAAAGAATATCAAATATTAAAAATAAATAATTTTAAAAATGGCAACAACTACAACACAAAACGTAAGTATAGCTTATAACGGAGAATTTGCTGGAGAATATATTTCTGCTGCTTTGCTATCAGCTAATACTATTGAAAATGGTGGTATCACTGTTAAGCCTAATGTAAAGTACAAAAGCGTTCTTAAAACTGTAAGCACAGATGATATTGTAAAAGATGCTTCTTGTGATTTTTCAGCTACGTCTACTATTACATTGGATGAAAGAGTGTTAACTCCAGAATTTCAACAAGTAAATTTGCAACTTTGTAAATCAGACTTTCAGGATGATTGGGAAGCTCTATCAATGGGCTTTTCTGCTCACCAAAGCCTACCTACTCAATTTTCTGATTTTTTAATTGCTCATGTAGCAGCTAAAGTAGCACAAAGAACAGAAAATAGTATTTGGACAGGAGATACTGGGACATCAGGTCAATTTAATGGTATCATGACTAAAATTGCTACAGACGCTTCGTTACCTGCAGCACAAGAAATTGCAGGTACTACTGTAGATTCTAGCAACTGCATAGCACAAATCGGAAGCATAGTAGATGCTATCCCATCTTCACTTTATAATAGCGAAGATTTATTTATCTATGTTTCTCAAAACATTGCTAGAGCTTATGTAAGAGCTTTAGGCGGCTTCGCTTCTAACCTTGGTGGAGCGGGTACTGATAACAAAGGAACTCAATGGTATGCAGGTGGGGGACTTAGCTTTGATGGTATTAAAATATTCGTAGCTAACGGTCTTGCTGATAATACCGCTATCGCAGCTGAAAAATCTAACCTTTATTTCGGTACTGGACTACTTTCAGATCATAACGAAGTGAAAGTTTTAGATATGGCTGATCTTGATGGTTCACAAAATGTTAGAGTAATAATGAGATTTACCGCAGGTGTTGAATATGGCATTGCAGGTGATATTGTAACTTACGGCATTACAAACTCTGCTAACTAAGAACTGATTAACTAACAACAAAGGGGTAGGTGGTTTTATATCTGCCTACCCTTTTTTAATATATTAAACAAATGGCGTGTAATTTAACAGCGGGAAGAAAAGAACCCTGTAAAGACGTAGTTGGAGGTATTAGCAAAGTCTATTTTACGGACTTTGGGGGTTACGGAACTGTAACACAAACTAATGACGAGATTACAGATATGTCGGGTACTTTTACTGCCTTTGAATACGAATTAAAGGGTAATAGCAGCTTTGAGCAAGCTATTAACTCTTCTAGAGAAAATGGAACTACATTTTTTGAGCAAACCTTAAATCTTACCCTTAAGAAATTATCTAAAGAAGATAACAAGGAATTAAAGCTATTGGCTTATGGCAGACCACATGTTGCAATTGAGGATTACAACGGTAATGTTTTTGTAATGGGTCTAGAGCACGGAGCAGAAGTAAGTGGCGGAAGTATAGTTACGGGAGCTGCGATGGGAGATCTAAGCGGTTATACGTTAACCTTAACTGCGCAAGAAACTTTACCAGCAAACTTTGTAGATTCACCTACTGCTACTGACCCATTTGCAGGAATGGGGAGTGCAACTGTTACAGTAACAGAAGGAACTAACTCTTAATAGTTAGGGATGATTAGGATAAAGGGGTAGCATTAGCTGCCCTTTTTTTGGTTTATAAATAACAAAATTTAGGTTTTTTTATTGTATATATATGATAATATTACAAGAAAGTTCTTCGGCACAAAACTTAGATTTTATACCAAGAAGTTTTACAAGCGGTAACACTTATAATGTTACAATAGTAAACGAACAAACCAATACAGAAATTTACAACCAAAGTGTTACATCTATAACAGAAAATTTGTATTATAACAGATTAAATGCTATATTTAGTGTAAAACAGGATAATTTTTATATGGTTACTGTTAAATCGGGAAGTAATGTTATATTTAAGGATAAGATATTTTGTACTAATCAAACGGTATCTGATTTTACGGTAAATGATAGCCAGTACACGGAGCAAGATACGACTAACGAATTTATATTTATATAATGGATAACGTACACATAGTAAATTTATCTTCTTACAATAGACCTAAAATTCAGGAGGATAAAAAAAAGGAATGGGTAGCGTATGGGGATAATAATGATTTTTATACTTATTTGATAGATCTTTATATACAATCTACAACTAACAATGCAATTATAAATGGTGTTAGTCAGATGGTTTACGGAAAAGGTTTAGATGCTTTAGATAGCAGTACTAAAACAGATGAGTACGCAGCATTAAGATCTATATTTAAAGATTCCTGTCTTAGAAAAATAACTTTTGACCTTAAATTATTAGGGGAGGCAAGTTTACAGGTATTATATCAGGATGGCCAGGTAGCAAAAGCCGAACATTTCCCAAGACAAACATTAAGAGCGGAAAAATGTAACGAAGATGGCGAAATAGAGGCCTATTATTATTTCCATGATTGGGGAAAAATAAAACCAACCGAAAAACCTAAAAGAATAGCAGCTTTTGGATTTGGTAATGGTAAGGAACCTGAAATTAAAATAGTAAAAAGATATTTATCAGGTTATGATTACTACTGCCCACCTGATTACATGGGAGGAACTGCTTATGCAGAACTTGAAAGCGAGGTGGCTGATTATCTTATAAACGATGTACAAAACGGATTTAGCGGAACAAAAGTAGTAAACTTTAATAATGGCGTACCTGATAGGGATAAGCAATTACAAATTAAGTCCGATGTAATGCGTAAGCTAACAGGTGCAAGAGGGGAAAAAGTAATTATAGCTTTTAACAATAATGCAGAAAGCAAAACAACTGTGGATGACATACCATTAAATGATGCTCCACAACATTACGAATATCTATCTAATGAGTGTGTAAGCAAATTAATGGTAGCACATAGGATTACATCACCTTTACTTTTAGGAATAAGGGACGGAAATAATGGACTTGGTAATAATGCTGATGAAATTAAGACAGCTTCATTACTATTTAATAATACAACTATTAGACCTTACCAAGATTTAATAATTGATGCTATAGATGATATTTTAGCAGTAAACGGTATTGCTTTAAAATTATATTTTAAGACGCTACAGCCACTTGAATTTATAGAAACGGATAATGCTATTACAAATGAAGCTAGGGAAGAAGAGACGGGTGTTAAATTAGCTAAAAACGACATCCCCTTTCTATCCGATGAAGAGGGAGAGGAAATTTGGTCTTTAATAAAAGAATTAGGTGAGGATGAGGATTTTGAAAATTACGAATTATTGGATGTAGAGGATACAGGGGATGAACCGGAAGATTTTAATGCAGAAGAATATTTGAATGGTTTAAAATTATCAGCAAATGATGATTCTGCACAAGATAATAAAATGTTTAAGGTTAGGTATAAGTATGTAAAGGGCACAAGAAAAAGTCCAAAAGGACCATCTAGACCGTTTTGTAGAGAAATGATGTCAGCGGGTAAATTATACAGAAAAGAAGATATAGCACAAATGTCTTTTAGGGGTGTAAATAAAAAACACGGTCATAACGGTCAAAATTATTCCCTCTTTCGCTGGCAAGGCGGCGTAAACTGCTACCATAGATGGGAGAGAAGGGTGTATAAAAAAAGATTAAAAGATAATGGCGAACCGTATGCAGGTGGTGCATTAGATAACACAAGATTTGTTAATGTAAACCAAGCAATCCGGGAGGGATTTAAAATACCTCAAAACCCAAAGGAAGTTGCTGAAGCAAATATTACCCGATCAGATAGAGGACATCACCCAAATTATACAGGATAATGGCAGAAGGATTATTTATAACACGGAAAGATCTAGTTAAGTTTACTTCTGTAAATGGCAACGTAGATAGCGATAAGTTTTTGCAGTACATAAAGATTGCACAAGACATACATATTAGAAACTACTTAGGAACTGACCTATACAACAAAATACAAGACGATATAGAAGCCAGTAGTTTAACAGGTGATTATTTAAGTCTTGTTACTGACTATGTAAAGCCCATGTTAATACATTGGGCAATGGTTGAGTATTTGCCTTTTGCTGCTTATACTATTGCAAATAAAGGGGTATTTAAACATGGTAGCGAAAATGCAGCTAACGTAGAAAAGGATGAGGTTGATTTTTTAATAGAAAAAGAAAGAAATATAGCCCAATATTACACTGATAGATTCATAGATTACATGTCTTTTAATGCAAGTGGTAAATACCCGGAGTATTTTACTAACTCTAATGATGATGTATACCCTGATAAAAATGCAAATTTTGAGGGATGGGTACTTTAAAGAATACTTACAAACCTAAACAGCTTAACGTTGAAAGATTAAAAAGCTATTTGGAAAAAAGTTATATAACAAAAAAGAAAAAAAAGTATTAATATAATATGGCTAACACGATAAACTGGGGAAAAATATATTGTTCTACTTGGTGGGGAGATACCGCTAACACGACTGATGCTATACCCACTGCTTCTGCACCTGCTTGTTGGGTGGAAGATGTATTAGAATTATCCGTTGATAGCACAAATTTTGAGGTAGATAGCACACTAATAAAAGTAGATCAAACTATAATATAAAAATATGGCACGAATTAACATAGGAGTAGGTTCAGCACCCAACGACGGAACAGGGGATACGCTGAGAGATGCTTTTGTATCGGTAAACTCTATGACTGCGGACATTTACGGTAATAGCTCAACAGGAGATAGTCTTAGAGGTTCTTCTTCTTTAACTGCAGCAACAGATGTAGATGTTAATTTTGACACCGCAGCAGTTTTTACAATGACATCAAGCATAGCAGTAGATTTAAACTTTACAAATGCATCAATAGGTGATGTAAAAGACATTATTGTAACAGATTCAGGGGGTACATCTTCATTAACTTTTGATACCACCAGTAATACCGTTACAACGATTGCAGGTAGTTATAGTGCTACCGCGGGGGCAGTAAACTTTATACAAGTTACTTGTACTGCAGCTAATACATTTTTCTTATCAATTTCACAAAGCGTATAATTATGAAAGCAGCAGTAGAGAACGGAAGAATAGTAAACATATATAAAAGTTTACCTAACAAATTAAAAACTCCCAAGAAATACATTTTAGGAGGTGCAAACAACCTGTCGAAAGAAGAACTTGAAGCTATTGGTATTTATGATGTGGTAAGACCCGGATATAATCAATTAACTCAAACCAAAGGCGGTCTTTATTTTGATAAAAAGAAAAAAATAGTAACCTATGATGTTACTGATATTGACTTTAATCAAGAGGTGGATGTTATAGGAGAAGATGGTGAGCCAACAGGTGAAAAAGAAAAAAGGTATAAGTTAGCCGACATCAAGGCAAGTAAGATAGCAGAGATTAAGTCAAAAGCAGGTAAGTTATTACAACCTACCGATTGGCAAGTTATAAGAAAATCAGAGAGAGATGTTGCTATTAGTTCAGATGTTGCAACAGAAAGAGCAAGTATTTTGGCAGAAGCCGACAGGTTGGAAGCTGAAGTAAATGCCAAGAAGTCTTATAAGACTGCATTGCAATACAACGTACAATTTTTCCCTCCATCTGAAGAAGAATAAATATGGCTTTAGGCAAAAGATTAATTAATACAGGTTCAGCAGCAGCAACTTGTAATACCGATTCAGTACAAGTATTTGGTGCTGATAACGCATACAGTAGTAATATAGCTTTATATCAGCTTGATGGTAATGATGATGATACTACAGGGAGTTTTAGTGGTACAAGCGACCCAAACGTAACTTATTCGGCTACAGGTGCAAAGTTTGGACAAGCCGCCACATTTAATGGCAGTAGTAGCTACATAGCTTTAAGTGGCAATCCAATAAATGGCTTAAGTAATATTTCCATTTCATTTTGGATAAAACCAGATGATGTATCTTCTGACCAATATATAACCACTTTTGTCAATTCAGATGGTGGATGGAATGGGTTTGGAATTAGAATAAGTTCATCTGCTAAAATACAGATTGTAAGAGCCAATAGTGGCACAGTTACCACAAGCGAAAACAGTACCGCAAGTTTATCAACAGGTAGTTGGAAACACATTGTTGTTACATCATCTCAATCTGAACTTAAAATATATATTGACGGAGTTTTAGATTCAACTCATTCTATTTCTGGTTTTACAACAAATAATACAGGTGAGTACAATATTGGTGCGTTAAAAAACGCTGGGTCATACTCACAATTTTATGATGGAGTTTTAGATGAAGTAAGGGTTTTTAACAAGGTTATATCATCGCAAGATGTATCAACGCTTTACGCTGAAACTTCATCTACTGCATCTGATACCAATCCATTTGACGAAGGTGCAGGAGTAGCTTTATATACCTTTGACTACGATGCTTCTGAAGCAAGTGGTTATTATGATGGCACACCTTCTAATGTTGATTTTGGGGTAGGCGGAAAAATAAATACAGGTGTAAGATTTAATGGGAGTGATAGTTCAATATCTATAACAGATGCAGGAATAGGAAATAATGCAACTGCGAGAGTAACATTTTCTGTTTCTATATGGGTAAAAACCACATCAACATCTGCTGCTGCTATTGTAAGTGATTACGATGGTATTGATTATGCGTTTTATCTTCAAATGAACGCTAACGGAACACTTCAAATGGGTAATTATTTAGATGGTAGTGGTTCTTTTACAGATGGAACTGCAACAATAAATGATGGTAATTGGCATAATCTTGTTTTAATAAACAACACAAGTGATAATACGCAAAAATTATTTATTGATGGCAATAATAGTCCTGATATAAACCAAACTCTTTCAAGTGGCACTAAAAACGCAGTTGCAGTCCAAGTTGGTTATTACGCATCCGCAGGAGGTTATGTTTGGGATGGTGAAATAGACCAACTTAGATTTTTTACATCCGCCTTAAGTGAGTCTGAAATGGACACACTTTACGCAGAAACCGCTTGTACATATACTGCAACTACAACTGATAACGCTTATCCTACTACAAATCTTGCTTACTACAAATTAGACAATTCAGCAGAGGATGAAAAAGGTAGCTATGATGGTACTGAATCAAATATAGAATACAGATTTGGGCGGTTTGGTCAAGCCTTAAAATATAGTGGTGCGAGTAGCAACGTAGAAACAACTTTAGCTAATTCAAATTTTACATCTAATTATTCCATATCGTTTTGGGTAAATTTAGATAATGCTAATGTGTTTCAAAATTTTACTGGTAATTATAAATCTGCTGGCGGTTATGGAGGATTTACTTTTATGAGTAGAGATGTTGGAAGTGGTGTTTATAGATTTGGTTTTATATGGTGGACTGGTGTAGGTGGTAATTATAATTTTGTAGATAATTTAGATGTTGTTGCAACTTCAGGAACTTGGGCGCATTTAGTTGCAACTAAAGCCTCAAGTACACTTCCAAAATTATATGTTAATGGGACTGCAAATTCTTTGTCTTATGATAATTCTGCTACAGAGCACGGAACAACTGGCGAAAACTTGACTATTGGTAACACTTTAAATACTAATTATAGTGCGGGATTGATAGACCAAGTTCGTGTTTTTTCAAGTGAGCTTTCAAGTAGCCAAGTAACAGAACTTTACAACGAAAAACCTGAAACAGATACATCTAACTTTAAGACTGTATTGTGGGATGGTACAGGTGGAACGCAATACATTTCAAATGTAGGGTTTCAGCCTGACTTAGTTTGGATTAAAAAGAGGTCAGGTGGAAGTACAAGAGACCATATGCTTTATGATTCAGTCAGAGGTGCGGGTAATAGAATAAGGTCAAATCAAACTACAGTAGCAAGTAATGCAACAGATGAATTAACATCTTTTGATGCTAATGGTTTCTTTTTAGGAAGTAGTGATGCTGTAAATGGTAGCTCATCATCACCTAATTATGTAGCTTGGGTATGGAAAGGCGGAGGAGATGCGGTTACAGACAATTCAGGAGATGTTTCTGCGGAAATATCTGCGAATACTGATTTAGGATTTAGCATAGTAAAATATAATGATTCAGGCACAGGCGGTCAAACTGTAGCTCACGGATTAGATAGTGCTCCTACAGTTATGATTACAAAAACTTTAGATACCTCTACTGATTGGGTTGTTTATACTACGCTTATAGATGGTGGTATGGATTTCTTAAAGTTAAATGATGATGCAGCAGCAGCAGCAAGTAGCTTGACTGTTCCAACAAGTCAGTTTATATATTCAAGAGGACAAAGTAGCACAAGTATAATAAATTATCTTTTCCATTCAGTAACTGGAGTTAGTAAGATGGGTATTTATGATGGTGGCACAAATGGAATACAATTATCAACAGGTTTTAAAGCTTCTTGGATAATGATAAAAAAATATTCAAGTGGAACGGAACGTATATGGTATATCTACGATACTAAAAGAGATGGTGTTAATGATAATGGATTATTTGCAAATCTTAGTAATGCTGAGTCTTCTGGAACTAATTTTATTGATTTTAACGATACTAACATACAGATTAACGCAACAGGTGATGGTGTTAATGGTTCAGGAAGTAGCTACTTATATATGGCATTTAAATAAAATGGAAGATTTGAAGATATTCGGACTATACGCAGCAAACCTATTTGCATTGGCATTTAGTGTAAGTGAGATTAATGAATACTTACAAATGCTTGTAATGGGTGCAACCTTGACATTTACTGTAATACAGATATATAAAGCATTAAAAAAATGAAAATGCCCTCAAACGGAGTAGCTAAAGACATAAGACATTATGTGGGAAGCTTAATTGTTTTCTTCCTTGTAATAATTATATTATACTACCTTACTAAATATACTATACCTGAACAGAATAGTCAAATAGTAAATACTTTAATTGGTATGATAGCCGCAAGTATTGCTATGGTTATTGCTTCTATTACTGGTAGAAATCCTGACGATTTAGAAGCTGCTAAGAAAAAAATTAGTAATTTAGAAATGAAAATTGAAATGCTTATAAGTGCTAAGGATATGCTTGAAAATATGCTTATTAAGTTGCAAGATGACACAATAGATAGACTTATGCTTAATAAAACCCTTGCTTACGATGATTGTAAAAGCGGTAAATGCGGGTGTAAAAACGAGTGCAGTAATGGATCTTAAATATTTTACGTTAAATGAATTCGATTGCCCAACACTTAAAAATAGTGGTGTTAATATGGATAGCAACTTCTTGCAAAAGCTCGATTACGCACGTGACCTTGCAGGGATTTCCTTTAAAATTAATTCAGGATACAGAACAAAAGAACACCATGAATCTATCTATAAAAAATTGGGAAAGGAGCCAACAAAATCTGCCCACCTTATCGGTAAAGCAGCAGATATACATTGCACGGATTCAAGAAGCAGATTTACTATTATATCATCGTTACTTGATGCTGGATTCAACCGTATTGGAATTGCAGATACCTTCATACATTGCGATACTGCCGAAAAAGGTAAATCGCAGAATGTCATCTGGACTTACTAACACAGTAGGAAGTACAATAAGCCATGAGTGAGGTTAAGGTAAAAGCTAATGGATTAAGAAATGAATTAAAAGAGATACGTAAAAGTATTGACAAACTAACTAACGCAATTATTAAAATACATATTGCACAAACAAACAAACATAATGAGAGTAATAATAATGATACTTGTTGCAACGATGATGAGTTGTTCGAGTATAAGAGAAACAAACCGGAAAAGATTTAAAGAAATTACAAAAGACATTTGCATAGAAAATCACAATGAAGCTAAATTAGCACAGATACTATACAACGAAATTGTAAATGGCAGGTAAAAAAAAATTTAAAGAAACGGTAGTAGGTAAATTTCTACTAAATAAAATCCCCAACGTAGTAAGTAAAATAGCAAATGATACACCAGTAGGTAGTGTTATAGAGGCTATTATTGGCGGTAGTGAAATGTCAGAGGCGGATAAGCAGGTAGCACTTGAAAAGCTACGCTTAGAACGTGCAGAAATGGATGGCATTACTAAGAGATGGGTAGCAGATAGTAGAAGTGATAGTTGGCTTAGTAAAAACGTAAGACCGCTTACTTTGGTTTTTTTAACAGTAGCTTTTGTTATTGGTTGGTACATGCAATTAGAAGAACTGGATATTGTTAAGGAGCTATTATGGATTGTGTTTGCGGGATATTTTGGTGGTAGGAGTTTTGAAAAAGTATCAAGTATAAAAAACAACGGTTAATAAATTGACAATAATTTAACCTATAAAAATTTTACATATTATTCTTAAACTATGTAAATTTGGTGGGTTAGTGGTAAATAATGTTAAATATTTTAAATTCTTAAAAATGCCTGAAGACACTACAATTAGACAACTTGCTGAAAAAATTGCTAAAGATTTCGCTATTTCTGTTAAAGAAAGAACGGATTTGATGTTACAATTAGATGCTAATCAATATACCAATTTAGGTACCGATAGCTTAATTAGCGAAAAAAAAAAGGTAAAGTCTGATAGTAAGTATATATATAAAATGATTCAGGGTATCGATGAAATATTGGGCAAAAGTTTATTAAAATCCATGGATGCATAAATCCAAAAGATCCAGATTAGTTAAAAAATTAGATGTATTATTTAGCCAATATACCAGGTTAAGTAATTCCGATAAGGATGGTTTTTGTACATGTGTTACTTGCGGTAAAAAATACCACTGGAAAAAAATACAAGCTGGTCATTTTATGAGTAGGAAGCATTACAGTACCAGATGGATGGAAGATAATGTTAAACCCCAATGTTTTAGTTGTAACGTTATGCAACATGGGAAACAGTATGAATTTGGTTTATATCTTGGTAATAATTTAAGCGAAAAAATTCATTCGATAAGCAAAAGTATAGTTAAATTTACTGACGATGATTTGGAGGATAAGATAAAATATTATTCTGACAAATTAAAACTTTTTCTGTAAAAAGAGTTTATTGTTTTTTTGTTTTGAAAGGGGGGTATTAATTTACCTCCTTTTTTTTGTTTAATTTTTTTTTATACATTAGCAATATGGAAAACATAAACTTTTATGCAGAATTAAAAGGGGAGTCTTTAGAACTGCAGCATACGGTACAGATTTTAAAAAACTGTATAAATACATTAAAAAAAGAAAATGAAAATCTAAAAACGCAATTAATTATTTGTCATGGAAAGTAAACTAAAGTTAAACGAAAAAATATTCAATTTACAAAATGAGATTGGAAAAATTAGCAAAGATTCTAAAAATCCTTTTTATAATTCTAAGTATTTTGATATTAATACTCTGCTTAAACAGCTACACCCGATCTTATGTAATCACAGGTTATTACTTACTCAGCCTATTATTGAAGGGATGGTTGTAACTAGGATTACATGTTTAGATAGTAATTTAAGTATTGATAGCAGTTTAGAATTACCGGAAATAATAGATCCACAAAAAAAAGGAAGTGCTATAACTTACTACAGAAGATACACATTAGTAAGTTTATTAGGTTTACAAGCAGAGGATGATGATGGTAATTTAGCTCATACCGCTGTTAAAAAAAATAAACCTATATTAACGGATGAAAAATTTAACAAAGCTGTAGATTATTTAAAAGAAGGAAAAGTAAGTTTGCAGGATGTTAAAAGCAAATATAAGGCAAGTGATAAAGTTTGGAAAGAGTTAGAACAATTAATAAATTAAAAAAATGGAATTAAGAGGTAAAATTACAAGTATTGGGAGTGTAGAAACATACGGTAATACGGATGTTAGAAAATTAGTATTAACTACTAATGATAAGTATCCACAAAAATTAGAAGTTTCTTTTTTAAACGACAAAACTTCTTTGTTGGATGATTTTAAAACAAACGATGATGTAACTATTAAAATAAATTTAAGGGGTAAAGAACATAATGGTAAATATTATACCACTATTAACGGTTGGAGTATGATAAATAGCAAAGAAGAAATTACCCAGAAAGATCAAAACCCAGAAAGGGAAGTTGATATATTATTTTAATGGTTAGTAATTTTTCTAAAATAAAAGAAAAAATCCTGGATGTAAAATACGGTAGGATAAAAGAAGGATTAAAATTAGAAATTCCCGGTATAGATGACTATTTACGTTACAAACCGGGAAATTTTAATGTTGTTATAGGCCATGCTAATGTGGGAAAAAGTACTGTTATGTTGTATTTGTTTACTGTGTGGGCTATTAAACATAAATTAAGATTTTTAGTTTGGTCCAGTGAGAATACGTGTCAATCTATTGTTAGAAAAATAATAGAATTTAAAATGGGTCAACCTATACACACTGCATCTGAATCTGATATAAATAAAGCTATTAATTGGACAAATGAATTTTTTAAAATAATTGATGTTGAGGATTTGTATAATTATAAGCAATTAATAAAAGAAGCAAAAATTATTAAAGATGCTTGGGATTACCACTGTTTTTTGATAGACCCTTATAATAGCTTAAGTAAAGAACATAATTTATTAAAAGCTTTAGGTGGGCATGAATATGATTACCAGGTAGCTTCCGAGTTAAGATTGTTTGCTAAAAAACAAAACGTAACCGTTTTTTTAAATGCGCATGGTGTTACAGAAGCTTTAAGAAGAACACACCCTAAAGGTCATGAGTATGAAAATCTACCTGTTCCTTTAGGTTTAGCAAGTGTGGAAGGTGGGGGTAAGTGGTCTAATAGAGCTGATGATGTTTTTTGTATTCACCGATACACTTCACATCCTAGCGATTGGGTGTTTAGCGAGCTGCATGTTCTAAAAGTAAAAGAAACAGAAACAGGGGGTAGATGTACACCTTTCGAACAACCAATAAAGCTAAGAATGTGTATTAACAATGTAGGTTTTGAATATTTAGGAAGAAACATTTTATTTGATAAACCTGCTAAAAAAATGGAATTTTAAAAAATGGATGCGAATTTGATATTTGAAAATAATTTTATTTTAGTTTTTATTTTACTAATGGTAATTAGTTTTATTTTTGTTATTATTGGTAATATAGTTAATGGGGAAATAATTATATCCCCAATAAAAGGTTTTGTTTTGGGTGCATTAGTGCATGATGAAATTTACGAAGAAAACAAAAAAACATTTACAGAATATACTTTGCAGTGTTTGCTAGGTTTTATTAGTGTAAATGTAGTATGGAGGACTTAAGTTGGTTAGAAAAGATTGCTGCTAATCATGAAGAATGGGTAAAGATTGTAAATTCCTTTGGAGAGTACGATTACGCGGAGGATCTTGTGCAAGAGATGTATATTGTTTTATCTAAGTATGCGAGTGAAAGTAAAATTATTAAAGATGGTAAAATATCTAAGGGTTATATTTATTTTACATTGAGAACTTGTTTTTTGCAGTATATAAATGCTAAAAGAAAAATTTACAAAGTTGATATTGAAGATCCTAAGATACAAAAACAAATACAACACGATGACGAGATGGATGAGAAAATAGGGTTTGATGTAATATCGCGGAAAATAGATAATCATTTAAATAATTGGAGATGGTATGATAAAACCTTATTTAGACTTTATAGGGATAGTGATATGTCTATAAGAAAGATAGCTAAAGAAACAGGTATTAGTTGGATAAGTATATTTAACACCCTTAAAAAATGCAAAGGGGAAATTTTTGATACATTTGGGGAAGATTACGAGGATTATAAAAATGGTGATTATGACAGAATTTAAAGGGGATAAAAGAACTAAAGCTTATAAAGATTGGAAAGCTGGGTATGAAAAAAGTAGTAAAGGTCTAGGGGATACCGTAGAAAAAATAACTAAAGTTACTGGTATAAAAAAAGCTGTTAAATGGGTAGCTGGTGATGATTGTGGATGTGATGAAAGAAAAGAAAAACTAAATAAGATGTTTAGGTATAAAAAACCGGAATGTCTAAAAGAAGAAGAGTACAATTTGATAGCGGATGCTGTTAAAGATAAAAAGGTAAAATTTAATCCCGTAGAACAAGAAGCTTTTAAGGCAATTTACGAAAGGGTATTTAAAACAAAGGTTGAATGTACCCCTTGTAGTTTTGGTAAAATTATTTGGAAAGATCTTATATCTGTTTTTAATTATTATGGATAAAAAAATTCACAATTTAAAACACATGGAATATTTAAGTAATTTTGATTACCTGTCTAATGTTTTATTGAAGCAAGGTGAAAAAAAGAAAACCGAAGTGCTGGATAAAATGATGGAAGCTTTAATTGATATAAACTATTATATTACTGGTATTTATAAAAATGAATTATATCATAGCGAAAGCTTAAGGGAATATAGGCATGGTAAATTAAGAGCAATCGAAAGAGCAAGAAAAGCAGAAGAACGGGTGGAGGAGCTGGAAAAGGAAATAAAAAAGCTTAAAAAAGAAAAAGAATTAGGTTTATGAGTGATAGTAAAAAAAAATACTTCGAAATGAACACAGATGGTGTTGTTGAAGATGTAAAATATATATATGATAAGCGTAGCGAAAAAGGACAAAAACAGTATGGAACTACTTTAGAAAATAGCCCCGAGGATTTTTATGCTTGGTTAGATCATCTTCAAGAGGAGTTAATGGATGCTACTTTATATATACAAAAAATAAAAAAACTTAAAAAAAAACTTGTTAATTAAAATTTAATAATTATATTAGCAATATAAAACAAAAAAATGAACATAGATTTTTTACAGTTAGAAATGGAATCCCGCTCTAATCAGGAATTAATATCTATAATTAATAGCAAATTTTATCTTGATGCTTTCAAGGATAAATGTAGGTTGGAGTTAAAAAACAGAAAAAGCAATGAATATACTAGAAAAAGCTAACGAAATAGTTAATCTTAGATCTGAAGAAAAAGAAAGGATGTATGGTCCTTTTAGTGTAACTAATTTAAGAGCTGCTAAAATAGCTTCCGTTCTATCCTCTAAAGATATATCTGTAGTGGATATGTATCACATGCAAATAGCTTTAAAATTAGCAAGAGAAAGTTGGCAACACAAGGAGGATAATTTGCTAGATTGTGTAGCATATATAGGAGCTTTAAATAATTACAGGGAAGATATTAAAGTTGAAAAATCAGATATTACAGAAGCAGAAAAATTAGATATTACAGAAAATGGAAAGTAAAAACACAAACACAGTAACAACAACTGAATACTTAAAAACTAAAAAACTTATACCGGATGATCTACATTGGATACCGAATGGTGAATTTTTTGGAAACATATATGATACTGTAAACAATAAATATTATTCTGCTTTAGCGGGTAAAAAATATAGACCTAAACATAAAAATAAACATTTAGATGAGGGTCATTTTCAAGGTTATAGATTTGCTATACAAAAATTAACAAAAGAAGGTGATGTAGTATTTGATCCAACTGTTGGTTCTGGTACAGCAATAATAGAGGCTATTAACAATGGCAGACAAGGGTATGGGGTAGAATTAGAATGGCCGGATCTTTGCAAAAAAAATGTTGAACACCAAAACAAACCTAATTGGGGGGTAATTCCTGGTAATGCCTATGATATTCCTAGTATGTTTACTGATAAATTTAAAACGGATTTAATTATAAATGGAACACCATATCCAACTACAACAGGGAAAGATGGTGATAGATCAAGTGATGCTCCTTATGTAACAGGGGATGCTGGTAATTATAAAGAAAAATCTTCTTATGGTTTATTAGGTTATCCCAGGGGGAATTATGAAGAGTTTATACGGAAGATGTATAGAGATTGTTACAACTTAATGAAGCCGGGATCTTATTTGTGTCTTATAATAAAAGATTTAATTAGGGACAAAAAACCTTTTCTTTTACAGAAAATGCTTATTGATTGGATAAAAGAAGATACTGGTTTAAAAGATTATGGTTGGTTTTGCCACAAACATATTCCGCAAACTTTATTTATATTAACTTACAAAAAAAAGTATCCGGAAGTAAAAATACCTTTGTATCAAATAGGTGTTATTTTAAAAAAATGAAAAAAATAATATTAGACCTGTATTCTAAACTTTACAGCTATCATACAGAAAGTAGTAGTAGTCAGTGGCAAAGTGTAAGGTTTGATAATAGCAATCCGCTGGTAGAAATAACTAATGTATTTGTAAACCTTGGAACAACTGATGATTTAGAAAAAGATACAGATCCGGACTTGGATTGGTGTATTGAACATTTTGAAGAGCGTATAGGGGGTTATCCTATTAATCCAGGTACATCTTATAAAAACTGGCCATATTATAAAGGTTTGGATAATGATGATCTATTTAGAAAATCTGGTGAGTTTAGTCATAACTACATGGAAAGATACTGGTGCTCTGATCTAAAAGGTAAAAGGTTTAAGTATGGGGATTTAGATGATATAATAGATAGGTTGCAGGATGATAATAATACTAGACAAGCTTATTTAGCTGTTTGGCATCCTGAGGACCAAAGTAATAACAATGAAAGAGTACCTTGTACTATTGGATATTGGTTTTACAAAGAAAATGATAGGATTAATATTACATACCATATAAGAAGTTGTGATGCGGTTAGGCATTTAAGAAATGATATATATTTAACCTACCGGTTGTTACAGCATGTTTGTAAAATGATAATGCATACCCCTGGAAATATGTATATGTGGATTGGGTCATTGCATTGTTTTAAAAGCGATTTGTACCATATAAATAAATATGTGCGGAATTCAAATAAATAAAGCTAAAACACCAAACGGTATTACCCATAGGGGTATAAACTCTGTTGGTGGTAAAATACAAAATTGGTATTATAATTTTTCCTCCTTACCTCTTTCTAGTAATGAAACGGGATTATCCCAACCTTTAAAATTGGATAATGCAGCTTTATTGTTTAATGGTGAAATTTTTAATTACAGGGATTTTGGTAATTACAGGAGCGATTTGCATTATTTAAAAGATTTGTTTTCTATAAATTTATTTAGCAAAAGGTTTTTAAAAGAATATAAAAATTGGGATGGATTTTGGGCTATATGTTATATTAAGGATAATGTTGTATTTTTTACAGATCCGCTAGGGAAAAAACAATTATACTATAATGAAAATGGTATTTGTTCTGAGATAAAACCTATTAAGGGAAAAAGTTTGTTAAGATCAAAAGCTAAGTTTGGTACATTAAATACTAATTTCTTTAGTGTTAATAGAGCTTTGCCGGGGGAATTTTATGAATATAAAAATGAAAATAAATTAGCTTATAAAATAGATAAAGTAAAAGATTATTTATCAATTCAGGAATTTAAAAAAAGGGATTTGTATAAGTTAATAGATCAATCGGTAAAATTAAGATCCCAAACTAGTTACGGCAAATTAGGTTTATTATTTTCCGGTGGGTTGGATTCTTCTATAATAGCATATCATTTAATTAAAAACAAAATAGACTTTACAGCTATATCTATCGAGAATGGCGAAAAAGAAATGTGCGAGAAGATAAGTAGATATTTAGGGTTTGATGTTGTTTATATTAACAACGATTTAAGTAAGGAAGAACAGATAGAAGCTTTTAAAGCATATGAGCATAATTTGGATTTGGGTAGTGTTTTACCTCAATATAAATTATTCCGTAAATGCAAACAATTGGGATTACATACTGTATTAACGGGTGATGGTGCTGATGAGTTGTTTGGGGGATACACAAGGGCAAAAAAAGGGAACACTTATGAATACGATGTTTTCATGGAGCTCCCTTACTACCATCATGTAAGATTGGATAGATGCTCTATGGCACACACTGTTGAATGTAGAAACCCATTTTTATCTACCGATATAATAAATTTTAGTAGATTTATAGGTAGGGATTTTAAAGTAGGTAAAAAAGTTTTAAGGGATCTTTACAAAAAACAAATACCATTTGTGGAGAGTGATAAAAAACCTTTAAGACCTATAGGAACAAAAGAAGATAATATTAATAACGGAAAAAAACTATTTAATGATGCATTTAGAAAACGAGTTTGACCCTATAAGACTTTGGGCAGCACAAAAAGGTATTTACGAAAAAGGGGATATTAAAACCCAGTTTGTTAAACTAATGGAAGAATCAGGTGAGTTAGCAAATGCTATAATAGGAAAAGATCACGCTGAGATAATGGACGCTATAGGTGATATGGTTGTTGTTTTAACAAGTATTGCGCACTTTAATAATACTACCATAGAAAGCTGCATTAATGTTGCGTATGATGCAATTAAATCAAGGAAAGGAAAAATGGAAAATGGTTCCTTTGTAAAAAACAAATAATGAGATTAGTAAAGAAAAAAATAAACTGGAAAAACGTTACTTTTTCAACACCTAAAATTAATTTTTTAAATTGGGCATCTGGTGGTGTAGCTGTTAAAATTAGTGATGAGGTTTATGAATTTAAAACAGATAAAGAGCTGGAAGCTTTGAGATTAAGTATCCAACCTAGTTGGAAGGGCAATGACTCTTGCTTTATAACTGTGGAGGAATTAAAAAGTATATATTTTAAAACAAAAGAACGAATGAAACAAATTAAACTATTAAACGGTGAAGTTTATGATAAGGAAAAATTAATAAACAGAATGTATGATGATTCTTTTTATTATGGTGAACTGGGTAAAAATGCTTTAAGCAGCTCCTCTATTAAAAACCTATTGGATTCTCCTAAAGCTTATTCCAGAAGTTTAAATTACAACGAAGATTCCGATCCTTTTAAAATGGGTAGGTTAATACATTTAGCGGCATTAGAACCTGAAAAATTAGAAACACTTTGTCATGTAGTAGAGGTGCAATCAGAAAACACAAAAAAATACAAAGAAAAGGTTGCAGAGATAGGTGATAACAGATATATATTTACTAGGAAAATGTACGATAAAGGGATGTACACTGTGGATAGTTTATTACAAAATGATATATGGATGGAATATACCAGGAAGGCAAAATTTGAAGAACCTGGTTTTGATATATTGCATGGTTATCCTTTTAGAGCTAAAGCTGATGTTTTGGGTCTTGATTACATTGCTGATTTGAAAACAACAAGTGATCTTAAATCTTTCCAATGGTCTGCTAAAAAATATAGCTATGATGTTCAGGTTTATATTTACTGCCAGATATTTGGTATAGATTATAGAGATTTTATTTTCTTTGTTATAGATAAAGCAACGGGGGATCTTGGTATATGGGATGTAAAGGAAAGTGCATATAACAGAGGTAAAGAAAAAGTAGAATATGCTATTAGGATTTTTGAAAAGTATTTTATAAAGCAAGAGGAGGATATAAACTCCTATGTAATAAAAGGGTCATTGGAGTAATGTTAAACAACCACGTTAATGAATTTTATCTTTTAGCTTTAATTGATTTTAAAAATGGAGTTAGCGTTGAAGAACTTAAAAAAACTTTAAAAATGTATGAGGATATAGAAGATTATGAAGCATGTGCGGGAATATTAAAAGCAATAAACGAACTAGAAAATGATTATTAAATGGATATAAAAAACATTAAAAAAATAGTAGAAGAAGAAACTGGTTATGATTTACTAAATAAATCCAGAAAACAGGAACTTGTTTATGCAAGAGCTATGTATTATAAGCTTTGTAGGGAATACTCCTTAAACTCCTTGCAAACAATCGCAAGATCCGTAAACAAAAATCATGCAACTGTATTACACGGTATAAAGCTATTCGATAATTGGATATGTAAACACGATAAAAGATACTCTAAGATATATAAAAATATAGATGAGAAAATAGAATACAAATTTAAAAGAGAAAGTAGGTATAAAAACAAAGAATATTATAAAGATAAATACAGGGAAAAGCTATTAGAGCTTAGAAAAATATCTAATAAATACAGGAATTTAAAAAAGTTAGTAGATGTTTAGTGTTTAACAAAATGAATTGTTTTTTATTATCTACATGAATAATCAAGTTTTTTCAAGCATGTCACACGGTGGAAAAAGAGAAAGAGCAGGAAGGAAATCCAAGGCAGAAGAAGTTAATTTAATTGAAAAGTTATCACCTCTAGAGGATTCAGCATTTGAAGCATTAAAAAAAGGTGTTGAAAAAGGGGATTTCAAATACGTTCAATTATTTTACAACTACTATGCTGGTAAACCTAAAGAAACCAAAGACATCTTATTAACTGAAGATTTACCTTTATTTGTAGATTAACGATAATCAAAAACGTTAATTTACATCTTTATGCAGGTTAAAAAAACCGAAGCACTTTCCAAATTAAGATCCTTAGATAATAGACATCGTATTATTAGAGGAGGTACCTCAGCAGGAAAAACTATCTGCATTTTACTTATTCTTATAGATTATGCTATTAGAAATCCAGGGAAAGAAATATCTGTTGTATCAGAAAGCATTCCACACTTACGTAGAGGTTGTTTAAAAGACTTCTTAGCTATCCTAAAGTCCCTTAATAGATATAAGGATACCCAGTACAATAAAAGTCTTTTAAAGTACAATTTTTCAAATGGTAGTTACATAGAGTTTTTTAGTACAGATCAAAGTGATAAACTTAGAGGAGCAAGAAGAACGGATCTATTTATCAATGAGTGCAACAACATCCCATTTGATGCTTATCAACAATTAGCAATTAGAACATCCGGTACAATATGGTTAGATTATAATCCAACTAATTTATTTTGGGTAGATAAAGAACTGTTAAATCAACCTGATACTGATTTCGTAACATTAACCTATAGGGACAACGATACCTTGTCTGATAGTATAATTAAGGAACTTTTAAAAGCAAGGCAAAAAGCTAAAACATCTACTTATTGGAAGAATTGGTGTAGAGTTTATTTAGATGGTGAGATTGGAAGTTTAGAAGGTGTATGTATACCTGATTGGAAGGAAATAGATTCCATACCTATACAAGCAAGATTGCTAGGATATGGAATGGATTTTGGTTATAGTGTGGATCCAACTACATTGATAGCTTTATACAAATGGAATGATGCTTATATATATGATGAGGTGTTATATAAAAAAGGAATGCTTAATAGGGATATTAGTAGATTCCTTAGAGAATTAAATATAAAAGAAAACATAATAGCAGATAGCGCAGAACCAAAAAGTATTGCGGAGTTAAATGGATATGGTCACAGTGTTTACCCTGTTAGTAAAGGCAGGGATAGTGTTGTATACGGTATTAACTTAATAAACCAAAATGAAATATTTATAACTAAAAAAAGCACAAACCTTAAAAAAGAACTACAGGGATATATATGGGCAAAAGATAAAGATGGTAATACATTACAGAAACCAACAGGGTCACATCCTGATTGCATAGATGCTGCAAGGTATGTTTTAACAGATATATTAGAGAACCCAAATAAAGGGGAGTATCATATTTATTAAAAACGTTAAAGTTCGTTAAAGTTTATTACGTTTAATAAAATGTTAATATATTTACACTATAAACATTAAAACAATTTTAAAACTAAAATTAAAACAATGATAACTTTATTTAAAAATGAATTTTGCGAAATTAAAAGAACTATTAATAACAAACTTTTAAGGGTAGATTTAATTCTTGGTACAGAAATGTATATCCCTCACTACATAAGCAAAAACGGAAAATTAATAAAATAAAAACAACAAGGGGCAGCAATGCCCCTTTTTAAATACAATAATATGAAACGAATACAAGACAGTTACGAATACAAGATTGTAAAACAAATCACATCTAAAGAAAATAAAAAAGCAATGAAAAAAGCAATGATAGAAATGGCTATATTTATGGGCATAGTTTACATAGGGTCTTTCTTGTTTGTTAAATTAGCATTCTTTATATGGCGAGGATAAAAGATTGGCAAATGATGCAAAGGTGTTGGGATAATGGTTTTAGGTTTTATCCCGTTCCATCAGGGGAAGGAAAGGTAAGATTGGAATTCCAAATGCAGAAGGATTACCAAATAGGTAAAGTAGAATATTCCCAAGATAAAAAAGGGCAATTAGCGTATAGTGAAAGGATGAGGGAATTATACGTAGAAGCTTATTTTAATCACAAACATAGATTTATTAAAGATAAAGTGTGGTGTTTTAAAAAAAATGATTATATTGTGAAGTAAATAGTTTTTTCATTTAGTTTAAATTGGTTAATGTTGGGAGGGGAGCAGAAATGCTCCCTTTCTTTTTATACATAATCTATATATCTTTATTATTATTATATGAAAGTTAATATATATATACCTGATAGCTTAGCTGATATTACTTTAGATCAGTATCAGAGGTTTGAAAAGTTAAATACAGAGGATAATCAAAACAGCAACTTTTTGCTTCATAAGATGGTAGAAATCTTTTGCAAGATTGATTTAAAAAATATAGCAAAGATTAAATTTAGTTACGTTAGTCAAATAGCTCAAGATCTTAATAAGGTATTTAATCAAAAATCGGATTTAATTACCACCTTTAAAATGAGAGGTATAGAGTACGGTATGATTCCTAAGTTAGATGATATAACATTAGGGGAATATATAGACCTTGATGAAAGCATTTCGGATTGGGATACAATGCATAAAGCAATGTCTGTTTTATACAGACCAATTACTATTAGAAAAGACGATAGATACCAGATAGAAGAATACACAGAAGAAACAGATCCAGGGAAGTTTAAGAATATGCCTTTAAATGTTGTTATGGGAGCTTTAGTTTTTTTTTGGAGTTTAAGCGACGAGTTGTTACAAACTACCCTGAAATATTTAGCGAAGGAGATGAAGGACAATCTGACTTTTCAGCAACGACAAATTTTGGAAGAAAGTGGGGTTGGTATCAATCAATCTATGGCTTGGCTCAAGGGGATGTTACCAGGTTTGATACAGTTACCGGATTGAATCTGCATAAGTCACTTATGTATTTGGCATTTGAAAAAGAAAAATTAGAATTAGAAAAATCAATGATTAGAAAACGATGAAAGGTTTTTATAGTGTAACGGACAAAATTAAAACATTGCTAAATGCAGAGCCATTTGTAAACACAGTTACATTTGGGAGTATAGACGATGTAGATTTGGACAAACAAAGTATGTTTCCACTTTCCCATGTTATTGTAAATAATGCAGTAGTAGGAACAAAGACTACAACCTTTAGTATTTCTATTCTTGCAATGGATTTAGTAGATATATCTAATGATGAGGTTACTGATGTGTTTGTAGGGAATGATAATGAGCAGGATGTATTGAATACACAACTTGCACTTCTTACAAGAATAATAAATGAACTACAAAGAGGCGATAGCTACACGGATAAATACCAAATAGAAGCTGATGTTACTTGTGAACCTTTTGTGGATAGATTTGAAAATAAGTTAGCTGGATGGACTGCAACTTTTGATGTGGTGGTAATTAATGATATGACTGTTTGCTGATGACATTTGCAGAAACAAAAAAAGCATTAAAGGTGTTTGCTGATACAATTATCAAGCAATCTAAAGGTAACCTACGCAGAAATAAAAAAAACAAATATATAACAGGTTCAGCAAGTGGTGATTTAGAAAACAGCTTGGGATATAAGTTGGATGTAAATCCTAAAAAATTCAGTCTACAGTTTTACATGTCGGATTATGGTACTTTCCAGGACTTAGGGGTAAAAGGTAGTAAATCAACATACAATAAAAGTAAAGACAGTCCTTATAAGTATTCCGGTATGTACAAAAGTATACCTCCACAATCGCTGGATAAATGGATGGTTAAAAAATCTATAAAGGGTGTAAGGGATGAAAAAGGAAGATTCGTGGGGAGGAAAAGTTTAAGGTTTTTATTAGCAAGAAGCATTTATGAAAAAGGTATTAGAGCATCTTTCTTTTTTACCAAACCGTTTGAAAATGCTTTTGAAAAAATACCAAACGAAATAATAGAAAAGTTTGCATTGGATATAGAGGATTTTATAGGATTAAAAAATGATTAAAGCAAGAAGTCCATATTATATAGAACACGAAGAACCTGCTGCACCGGCGGTACTACCGAGATTTACTTGCGAAGATACTGTAATATCGGGTCTTGCAGTAGCAGCAAACGGGACTATAACAAACCCAACTGCAAGTGTAGGTACATTCCATAGTGA